TTCAATGTACCACCGACACTTACGTAAGTCTTCGACGGGTTTACCCTTGTAGTCATAGCGCCACAAGTATTTCAGTGCGTTACCCTTTAGATAGCCTTTGAACTCATGTTCCGGCATGGACGCCTTAATTGCTTCGATAGCTTCAATAGCTCCCTTGTTGTAGTGGTCAGGACGGTCTACTGGATCTTCTTTCTTTGGTTTCCTAATCGAAAGATTGTTTAGTGCAGCGATTGTGTCCCATTCTTCAGGACTTGCGTTGTCAATACTCATCAGTTTCTTCCTCTTCAAACTCTTCCTCAAACATGTCTAGTCTATTGATTAGCTTGTCTTCAAACCTGTCCAGAAGCTCTTCTGACGTGATTCTCAGCGCCTCTAGTAAATCGTCAGGATCATACAGCTTAAGGAGTCTTTCCTTAATTTCCCCCAGCGTTAGCGACATACTCCAATAACTCCTGTAGCGTATCTATATTGTACCATAGAATGCCTTCCTTGTCACACCATTCGGACATGGTCATCTTGGCACCTTTTCTTATTTTTTTGTTGGGCTGCATCAAGACAAAAACTAGCTTCTGTCCTTCGGGCAAACTGTCTCTGATGCTGGTGTACTTTTTAGTATCTCCATCCCGAAAATAACCTTTGCATTCCACAAGAGTACCGGAACGGCTATGTACGAAATCAGGACGATAAGAACGACTAATAGTATATGGGACTGTGAACGGCTCATAGTCAAAACCTTTGAGTAATTTGGACACGTCCTCTTCAAACGTGCTTCTAAACTTCGATCTCTTGGACCTTCGGCTCATTGAGTACCTCTACTAAGTATCGTGGTCCTGTTGAGTAAGCAAAGGCTCTCAAACCAGGCCAGCAATTTTTCTTATACGAACAGTAGGAGCAGCCTACGTCCAGCTTCATGTTGCCGCTCTTGCCGTCCTCTTTCGGCTTGTAGCAATGCTCTGGTGGTTCCGGTTGCTCCACCATTGTTTTGATATGGTCGATACGGTCACTAATGTCGTACCCTATCTTTTCGTACACGGGCGCTTGCTTGTCCTCGTCATCATACATGAGGTACGTCAAGTGACCGTTCTGTTTGTCCATAGCTAACCAGCCGTATTTAGTTTGGCCTTCTGCTCTTGCATATCCCTTAATTTGAGAAATGTAGCCAAACGGGTCATCAAAAGCCAGATTTCCGTCTTTGAATTTTCTAAACCCATAAGTGGACACGCTCTTAACATCAGTGACAACACCGTCAATCTTGCAGTCCATAGAGCCACTAATACCGTTAACTTCACACTTTTTCTGTTCATCTGTCACCTCGTGACCTGCTGCTCGTGAAAGAAACAACAACATTTCCTCAATCAAGTGTCCGTACAGGAACTTAACGTAAGTATGTCCTTGCATGTCGTCTAGTTTTTCTACGTCATTCCAGACATTCCAAAGGTAACGGTCGCTGCGGCCTATGTTGGACATACGAAGCTTACGAGAGTCGTCTCTCTTTTGTGTAAACTCGTGCCTCATCAAGCGTTTAACGCCTTCACCAAAGGACTCAATACAGGCGTCAATGTCTACGCCTTCAGGAACCTCTTTAGTTTCTACCAGTTTGTAGATGTCGTCTATCAGTGTGTAGATGTTTTTCATGGTTTAGCCTTAGTGGGTTTCTGCCCACGTAGTTCCGATTTTGTATTCGCCGTCGAGTGGACACTTGAGTCCAAAGTGTAACCCTGACGCCTTGAGGCACTCAACTGCAAGCCAGCCAAACTTCTCTGCTTGTTCTCTAGCCACTTCCGACTGTACCTCATCATGTATGTTTCCTATAAACTTGTAGTCAATGTCCCATTGTTTAGCGTAAGTGTCCAGGATGACCAACGCCTGTTTCATTACTATAGCACCTGCGGCCTGCAATAGCGTGTTTAGTGCAGCATGCTGAGATCGAATTCTAAGTCTACGTCCGTCAAGTCCTGTGAGATAGCCTCGCCTAGATGCTCCAGCAGTGCGTTCTCGTAAACTTTTAAGAGAAGGTGTATTTGATAGAAATCGCTGTTTAAGTTCTGCGCCATCTCGTGAGCTTCCTCCAACGATACTTCCAATTTTTTCGTCTCCTGCTCCGTAAAGGAAAGCGTAGATGAAAGTTTTAGCTTGAGGTCTTGTTTCAAGCCCTGCAGCCATTTGGTTTCTTGTATGAATGTCTTCTGTGAGAAGGACATTAGTAAACTCCTTATCGTCCATGTAGTGTGCCAGCATTCGTAGCTCAAGACCACTAGCGTCAAAACCCACGAGTTTTTTGTCTTCGGGTACAGTCCAGCAAGAGCGGCACTCGTGTCCATACGGGCTATGACTTGCTGGTACTTGTGCCATGTTTGGATTCTGGTGTGTCATTCTGCCAGTGACGGCACCGTTAGTAATGACTCGACCATGTACTCGACCGTCATTTTGCACATGTTCTAGCCAAGACGACACCTGAGCTAACCGCTTTTGAAGTAACAAGTACCGCAACGCTAGTCTAGCTTCAGGGACATGTTCGTTTTCTTTTAGTGACTTTTCGTCAACAACGGGCCTACCTGTTGCTGTTTCTGACGACCATACGCAGCCTTTGTCGGTCAGACGTTCACCTAGTTGTTGCCTAGAGCCAGGATTAAAGATGTGGATCTTGTCCTTTAGGCGTTTGTTAGTCTTTTCTGAGTACCTCACTTCAGTTACTGGTGGAAACACCTTCTGAAATTCGTCCTCAATGGTGTTCATCTCTTCCTTAAATGTTGAACACAACTCGACACACAACTCTTGGTTCAAAAGCCAGCCGTTGCGCTCCTGTTGCTGCGCTATCCACTGCACCTTATGCTCCAACTCAATGCAGTCCTGCTTCTTCCAAGCCTTCATTTCTCCTGTCAACTTCCTATGAACTGCTTCAGTAACCTCTACGTCACGTATGCAGTAGTCGATCATCTCCTGTGTCAGACAAGAAAAGTCAGAATGGTCACCTTTGGGAAAGCTCAACTCGTTCCCCCAGTTCCTCAAAGAGTGACCACCTGACTTGCTAGGGTCAAAAAGACGTGAAAGTACCAAGGTATCGACTATGCGCTCAGAGGCTATAGAAACGCCCCAGAGACGTTTTAGGACAGGGACATCGTACCCTATTAGGTTATGCCCAATGACGCTCACAGAGCCTTCTAGGGCCTTACAGAGCGTGTCTGGAGTGGTATGTACGGTATTGACACCATTTTCCCTGGTTACGACGCACCAGATGGTCGTTGGTTCAAGTCCGTCAGCTTCCAAGTCAAGATAAATCAATCGTCCCCACCAAATAAATCGTACTGTAAGTCTTCAGGAGCTACGTAGTCTGTTGCATGGTAGTCCTTTTCTTCCATTGTCTTTTTTCTGTGGCAGTTTGCACACAAAACACGGCAGTTTTCTAATTCGTCAAAAATAGTGTTCCAACCGTAGTGGTGCATAGATGCCATCTTAGCCTTTTTCTTTGTCCTGTCAATGTGGTCCAGTTCTAGTGCCTGCGGTATGTCGTTGTACCCACATATTTCACACCCTCTTTCCATTTTGTAGTCTTGAATGAACTTTTTCTTGTCGTTCTTGTGCATTCGTTTGTAGGGCATTAAAAGTCCTCATCAATGTCGGGGTTTGTGACCTCGTTTAGCCTCCCTGTTTGTTTGTCGTACTGCAGCCAACATGCGGGTCCAGTTTCACCTGTGTACCGATTTTTAAGCACTCGTACTGTCGTGGTGTTTCTAATGTCTTCGTTAGCGTTCTGCTGGTCACGCTCCATACCGATCACAATGTCGGACAGTTGTGCAATCGCTTGGGAACCACGGAGTTCACCCAAGCTGATCTGTGCGCCGTCTTCGTGGGCTTTGCCCTGTGAACGTCGTAAGTGTGACACGAGGAATAAGCTGATGCCTGTTTCGGCCACCAGTGTCCTCAGTTTGGTCATAATTTCGTCAATGGCTTTTCGCTCGTCTCCGGACTCTTGGGAAGACACGACGATTGACAGGTGGTCCAGTACGACGTACCGGCAGTCAAGGGCTTTTGCCATGTAGCGAACACGGGCGAGCAAGTTATCTGCTGAAGTTGACCCCCAATGGTCGAATAGGTAGTAACGTCCTGTTCCCAATGTGGCTTCCCAAAAGGGCCGAAGCTCGTCCACAGACGTGTCCTCTTCCAAGTGTAAGGGCCTGTTTGCCGCCACCGACATGATACCAAGCGTTGTTCGGGCCAAATCTTCTTCAAGCGCCAAGACTCCAATATTGCCTTCGCATCTGCGTAGAAGATCATATTCGATTTCTCTGATAAATTGGGACTTGCCCATACCACTACCGCTAGTGATCGTGACCAACTCATACGGCCTATGCCCCCTAGTTATTTCATTCAAGCCGTCCCAAGGATACGGTATGGACTTGACTTGACGCTTCTCAACCAAGGCTTCCCACGTATCGACACCAGCCACAATACCGTCAGGTCTGTAGGTCTTAGCGTTGAACCATGCTTTAGTAAAGTCCTTGACTCGATTAGCCACCAGCATGTCCGAAGCGTCCTTCATTGGCAGCTTACAGATTTTTAGTTTGTTGGGACTGAATAAGTCCTTAACCTGGTCTATAGCGGCTTCGCCTGCCTTGTCATTGTCAAAGCAGATAACAACCTGTTCGTAATTCTCTAGCCACTCCAGTTGTTCTTTAACTTCCTTTGCGGCAGCGGCGGCACCACCACGTAACGACACCACGTCGTACTTGTTGCTGAACATCTCTGACACAGCCAAGGCGTCCAACTCACCTTCAGTGATTGTTAGGTACTTGTTGCCAACACAATTTTGTTGTCCAAAGAACCCTGTACCCGTTATGTCGCCCGTTGTGTGGAAGTTTTTGGTTTTTACTTCCCTAACTTTTGCAGCGGCAACTTCCGTTGTGTCTATGCGGTAATAAGGGTAGTAATGTTTGCAAATGTCACCTGTCGTTGAAAACTCTATAGTTACGCCAAAACGCGCACAGGTCTCTTTTGAAATACGTCTGTTAGGTATTGCAGCCACTGTGCCAAACATCTGTAGAGGCTTGGCTTTGGCTATGGGTATCACTTCGGACATAACACCGTCACCATGTACATGATAGTCACAGACGGCACTGAAGCAGTGCTTAGAGCCGTCATCATAAATAGCAAGGGCGTCCGAAGAATTGCACTTGGGACACCCTTCATGTCGTAGGAACTTAGCCACTACTTAGAAGTCCGCTGAGTCACCTTCCAGGATTTCAGCTTCCTCTAGTACCTTCACTGCTTCAAGGTACGTTGACACACCATGAACTGGATGTGGTTGTCCTAGTTTGTACTTCAGGCGCACCTTAGAGTTATAAGGCACTTCACCGTTGTACGGGTTACCCTCAGCGTCAAACGTCTTTACGTTGTACTTGGACTTAAACTTACGCTGCTTGTTGCCTTCGTAGTCCTTAATCTTCACACCTTGTGCTGCCAGTGAAGATGCGTCGTCCTCGTTCATTGTAATGGTCATCGAGTAAGCACCCGTGTCCTGACCATTGAAAATGTCATGCTGAGTTAAGTTGCTAAAGTTACAAATACCTTCTACTACTGCCATTGGAATAATCTCCGTTTCTACTTGGGTTGCAACCAGATCATCTCTGGTCATACTATTAGTATACCACATGGTCACCTAGTCCTCAATAGGATCAGGATAAGGATCGGACACTTTTTGCAAAAGAATGTCCAAATCGTTCATTGAGATACGTACGTCACCATTCGGTGCCGGTCTAAGGTCTAAGTCCAGCTTAATGACAAACGGAATGCCGCCCCATTCGTCACGCCTCATTGCCTCATTAGCCACCTTACGTGCCTCATCATAACCCAGGGCGTAAATACTGTAGTCGCCGCCGGTGATTTCATAAATGCTGTGTTCGTCCATACAAAAGTTTCTCCTAAGTTTACTACAGTATTACTTCTGTAGTGTTGTCTTTGGTTAATAAACATTAGTTTAATTACTCTAGTTGTTACTTTAGTTACTACTTTAGTAGAGGGTATCAGAAACATCAACAAAAGTCAAGTCCAAATCTTCTGTAATTGTACCAACATCATCCACTGAATAGTCCACAGAAGCAAACAAACAACCATTACAAAGGTCAAGGAAATTACCGTGATTATCTTTTTTGGTTAGTTCTTTTTCTTCCAAAATCTTGTCACAGGCTTTACATCTCATTGCTCTTTCCAATTGTCCCCGTATATGTCTCTGCAGCTTCTCTCTAGTTCTGACTTGTCCATGTCTTTCAACTCCTGTTTAACCCTTAGTCGGTACATTTCAACCTCAAACTCTTCAATTAAGGACATCATGTAGTCAATCTCGTCAATGTCAAAGTAGTCCGTTGGGTCTGCTGGTAACTGTTGTTCAACCATTGTTAAGCCTCCTAGCTAGTCTGTGGACGTACCTTAAGGCGTTGTCCAGTTCCTTCATACGCTGTTGTTTAATTTCTTCCTGTTGGTTAAGTTCCTCCAGTGTTAACTCCAGGTTAGCCAGTGCAGCGTTCATACGTCCGTGGTCAGGTTCAGCGTCTAGGTCGTACTCAGGCTCTACATAGTCCCGATAGATCCCTCTGCCTTCAACCATGTTGTCATAGTCGTCCTGCCAAATGTCCACTAAATCTCTTGCCATGTTGTTTCACCTCTGTCGTCTTTTGCATCAAAGAATTTCTCAAGCTTACCAGATTGCTTTAGTTTTTTCAATGCCCTGTATTCCGTTTGTTGAACTTCTGCGCGGCTAATGTTTAACACTTTTGCAATTTCTTCCTGTGACATG